ACTGCCTGTGCAGGTGATTGGGACGGATTTTTGACTTAGGAGATATAGATATGCCACTACCAGACGCACCAGATTACTCAAAAAGAATTTATGAGCTGCTAAAAGAAACAGATCTAGAGAACTTATCCTATGCTCAGTTTAAGGGAGTGGCTGAAAAACTATTCATTGAACCAGAAAATGAAGATGAAATGAGAAGATTAGTCTTAATTCAATTGGCTAGAATGGCAGTTCGTGGTGATTGGGACGGCTTTTTGACTGGTGGAGGCGGCGGTGGAGGCGACATAAGCGGATCCATTGCTAATACCCAAGTAGCTGTTGGCTCTGGAACTGATATTATATCTGGTTCAGGATCATTAACATACAGTTCAAATGTATTAGCTGTTAGTAATCAAATTGAATTAAGTGATACTGGCGCAGCAGGTATTCTAAAAAATAGCCAGTCGAATCAAGACTTAAAATTGCAAGTATCAGGAACAGGTAATGTTAGAGTTGAAAATCAAACAACAAATACAGACAGTCAATTTGCTGTTGAAGGAAATGGAACTGGAACACCTAAACTAATATTGAGTAATGATTCTAAAGCAGTTACAGTTCAATGCGACGAAAATCAAAAAATTAAAATTGTTGGTGGAGTAGATACTTTTGTTTTCGATGTTAGTTCTGCAACTGGTGGCATTACTTTCCCAGACGGGACAACTCAAACAACTGCAGCTACAGGCGGTTCAGGTGGAGTAAATCCTTTGTCTTTTACCACTTCTCAAGGTTTAGCAGTCACGGCTTATTGGTTATTGGGTTTGAATCCTACTTATGCATCGGCTATGGAATTTGAAGCACTTACAACGGGCGTGAATGGTTTTGTAGTAAAATTTCAACCTCCATTTACGGGAACAACAGGGATTACAATAGGAATTTCTGTTGCTGCTGCTGCTGATACTAATTATTTATGGATCTATAACGAAAGTGCCACCGGATGGGCGGGTAGTTTTGTGGCCAAAATAAAAATGCCTACAACTTCAACAGGATTACAAACTGAAAGTCAATGGTTAGATGCAACAGGCTCAAACATAAGCAGTCCAACATTTGTTCAAGGTAATACATATGTTGCCGTGTTAGAAATAGCATCAGGTTTTACTATCGCGACTGCAAGGCAAGCAAATATTCCTTTTGTTATGCTTGCTAACGCAGCAGCATTCACAGTTCCAACCGCAGAGTTTTACAATTATCAATATACAGGAACAATTGACGCATCTTTACCAGATAGCGACATTAATTTCTTTACATCAACAGTAGGCTGGCCTCTGATTGGTTTAGAATTGTAGGTGATTAAATGCCTAAACCAAAACCCGACCAAGTAATTAGACACGAAATTGTTCTTGGTAGATCAGAACGAGAATTAATACGAGATGCTCAAACAATGTACGCCATAAAAAATGTAAGCAATATAGGCGTTGAAATTCTAAAAGACGCAACCGCATTGGCTGCATTTTGGGTTTTATTTTCTCGATTTTTCCCGGGTCTTAAGTTTGTATTTTCGCCGCAAGCTAATAGTGGGGAAATATTAGATTCAGCAGTTAATCAATATGCTAGTTGGGAACAAGAAAGAAGAGAATCGGGAAGATATGAAGAAGGTGCAAGTACATTATTTGGCGGAGTTTTTAATTTCTTATCTAATTTAATTAGACCGTTTACTGATCCACCAGAATTTGGAACATTTGACCGAGAAACACCCGGTTCTGATAGTGGCGGCGGACAGTTCTAAATACCCCCTATTAAGGCAGTTTTTTCCAAAACTTGAATCTATTATCCTTGAGTGCTTTGCTCTCAGCCTTCAATTCATCTATCTGGTTGTTTAACATCCCGATCACTTCTAGCATCTTCTTTCTTTCAAATGGAGCTATAACTACACCATGCGATGATTGAATTAACTTTCCAGTAAATCCATCTTCATCATATTCTCGCGCCCACTTAGGCTCAGTGTAAAACCATATGATCGCTTTGCTTACATTATCAGACATTTCGTTCTTTTTAGATCTGTCTTTAATTAATTTGGATGCGTGTTCATGTAAAGTGAACGAATGTAGAATCTTAGTCATTATTCTACCTCATAAAGACAATCGCAGCCATAAGGATAAGTGTTCAAATCTATTTCATAACCGCATTTTTTACATTTCATTTAAGTTCCCTCATTAATTATTTTCTCAAAATGCTCCATAGTTTTCTTAATCACATTTACTTTATCAAATAATGATTCTAAGATTTCTATCTGTGTTTCATCATAACATCCTTTGTAACGCTCATTCATATCGCATTCATCATTGCATTCGCAACCTTTCTCAATCCAATCCCACTCGTTGTTTTTAGCCTGAAGTAAAGCCCCACAAATGACATCCCATTCTTTTGCTTTTAATCCAATCATTCTTTTCCCTCACAAATACATGAAATGTTTTTTCTAGTTCCGTTTGCCTTTACATAAATAACAGGCCAACGGCCACATCCTTCGCAATGCATCTTAAAACCACTCCGAACTGATCGTGTCCTTACATCTCTCGCAAATTCCCCAGATATGTCTCTTTTCATCTTCGTAGCATTTCCTCATTCGGCAGAGGCAGCATTTGTTGTGTTCATTTACCATATTATGCCTTACGACCTCTAATCCATATATAATATACTCGCCGGAACGGCGTGCAAATCTTTTGATTTGCTTAAAATCGTTTTACGCAATTGCATATCGCGTGGAAGGTATGCCTTCCGACTCATGATTAAGATAAAAGGATTTAGGTGGGGTTCGGGGAGTTTTAAGAACCGTGGGGGATTCGATGGGGCTATGATGGAGACACTCTATGTTATAGGAGCGATAATCTTAGGTTTTGGGGTTATGGCTAAACTTTTGTTAAACTTGGGCAACCAAATAGACGAGGGATTAATTGAATTAGACGAAAAATTAGCGTTAGCAATACGATCAGTAGTAGAAAAGATACCGGGACTAGGAGATTCTGAGCCAATTAATCCAATTCAAATGGCCTTTGCTCAGCTAATAGGAAACATGGCACAACAAAAACAAGTTATTATTCCACCAAAAATTATAGAAAGAGACGAAAATGGTCTATTTAGTAAACAAGAATAATAAACAACTACACAACCAGAAGTTAATATGGCACGTAAGAAAAAAGCCTCAAGACGCAGAAGCCCAAGAGCGGTTTCACTATTGAATGTAGCAGAAAGTTATGCTTATGCTAATGTACTTACATCTGGTTTGATGAATACAACACCAGTTGGATTTGTAACTGGCGCAACTGATTTAGGAATGAAAGTAATTCCTGATCGTGTAGGCGGTTATGATGCATCTACTATGGTTATGACTGGGGGAGATGCGATCTCTTTAGGAGATATTGTCTCAGCACCAGACCAAGCATTCGGAATAGTTCAAAATAACTTCATGAACAACTATCAAGCGATGGCCGTACAGTCAATAGGTATCGGTTTATCCTTTAGATTAGGTAAGAGACTACTTCGCAGACCTATTTCAAACGTAAATAGAAATATCTTTCGACCCCTCGGAGCTGGGTTTAAATTATAAAATGGTGATTTAAGATGACAACACAAAACGTAACAGGAGTTCTAAACTGCTCCTCAGGATTTAAAATACCATTATCTGCAACAATTACTGACGGAACTGAAGTCGCATTGACTACAGATACATCATACACAGTAACCGCACAAAATATCGGCGACTTCGCTCCGGGACAAACTGTTGTCTCAGGATTAATAACAGCTGGAGTCAACATGTCTTACTGCTATATCTTACGAAAGGGATTAATTCTATCTCTAGTACCTTGGGCAGTTAAGGGTGTAGCGTGTGGAAACCCAGCACTTCATAGAGCTGTAACATTACAACCGGGCGATCAACTACGTGTATTCACTATGGTTGCATCTGGTCGAAACGCTGCTTTGTCTGTAGTAACTAACCAAGGAGTACCTAGAATTTTCATAGGTACTGCTGCGGGTGCTGCAACAACTCAGCTACTAGACCTTCAGACATCAAATACAATTGGGGAAACTCTGAATGGCTCTGTAATTACTCAAGCACAATTTACTTCTATTGACCAAGCACTAATTACTAGCGTGGCAGGTGGCGCACAAGTAACAATGTCTAACGGTAACTTATCTGGAGCAGTTCCAGCAAGTGATCCAATAATTGTTCAGCCATATCTTAAGCCAGCGTCAATTCCTGTAGCTCTAAACTTTACAGCACAATACATAACTTCTGCTTAAGGTGATCTAATGAAGATGACAAAAGCACAAGGCCGCAGAAGATTGGCAGAGATGGAATCTAAAGCGTTTAAGTTGTTAGGTGCAGGTTATATGTCTCTCAAAGACTTTGAAGCAGTTCAAAGAATTGTTAAAACACGTTCAAACCAATTAAAGTGATATGATATGCCTCTACCTAATGCTGAAAAACGTAGCAATAGGATTTATCCCATCATCAAGGGCAAGACGCTTGAAGAGATCGCTTCTGGTGAAAATCCTACCATTGATAATATAGGCAAACCTATTGATGTCATGCTATTAAATGAAGATGAACTAAGAAGATTAGTTCTAATTAAACTCGCAATTACTGCCTGTGCAGGTGATTGGGACGGATTTTTGACTTAGGAGATATAGATATGCCACTACCAGACGCACCAGATTACTCAAAAAGAATTTATGAGCTGCTAAAAGAAACAGATCTAGAGAACTTATC